CTTATGAGCTGCTATCTTTTTAACAGGTGTAGGATCATCTTTCAGATGGTTACAGAAAGTAGGATGGTACCTCTCTCTCTTTTGGTAAGTGGCTAAGATATCATCAACACGATCTAAAATGATCTTATCGACCTTATCAATCTTGCCAAACTCATCAAATTCGATGAATTTCTTTTTTGAACATCTAAAAGGTAGACCTGCACTAGTATTAGTATTAATTTTATCCACGTATGTGACTCCATCAGCACCATTAAGTGCAGTTTCCAAATCGTACACTTGGATCTCACTGAAATCATCTTTCATGCCTGCACGAATATCAATCAAAAATGAGAGGCTACATGCTCTCACGATGTTATTATCAAAAGTGAAAACAGGCTTTACCATATCTCGGATAGCTAGACTCCAAGGATGCCAGGTCATTGAGGGTGGTCCATATTCTAATGGATATTCTTCACGAACAGCGTCACAAATATAAGTCTTAGTTACCTTCGATTTAGGTTTTGGACGATAACCAGCAAATGATCCCATTAAGTTAACGGTGCCCTGCTCAACAAAACGTACTGCTGCTTTAGGATGAACATCCACTAATTCACGTGGGTATCCTGGAGCATCAATCTTAATTGTTCCTTGTGAAATTACTTGACCGAACTTAGAGAACAACTTATTAAGCATATACTGGGATACATGATGTGGACAAACACGCATTTTATCAGCAGTAGCATGAATACCTAAAATACTATAGGTAGTACCAATCTGAACAACTAATGGACTCCCACAATCACCATCTTGTGTGGGACTAACAGAGGTTCCGAGATATGCCTTATATCCCATGAGAGGGCAAGCATGAATGTTAATAGCGTTGACGGAGAGTTGTGATTTATCTCCTGTTCTCGATATCATATGATACGTACCTTTATGAGTGCCATGAATTTGATCCTTCAGGGGAAAATATTCATATAAACTTTTACCTGGTGGAACAGCTGTCAACTGGATAACAGCAAGATCAGACTCAGATAATGAAGCAATATCATCCAAAGTGATAACTATATCTTTAACATTACGAGATACATTCATGGATATAGGATCTCTAATTATGCTCAAGGTACCAGATGTGCCTTTAATAGCATGTTTATTAAAAAGCCACAAATTTCCGCGTACATTCAAAGCTGTTGTACACGTTGTTTTGCCTGGCCGTTCCTTCCACTGGAAATAAAAACGTGCTAAATTAGCCTCAATTATCTTATTGACAACTTGAGGTTGAGCACACTTTGATTGCGACGAAATATCCATTTCTGTCACCTTATATGGATCGTGGTAATAAAATGTAGGTTTTTCTTCTTCGGCAGGCAATGGTTTGGTACCTTCTGTAGATGACATGTATACAAATTTAGTATGTTGCATAAATTTAATCCACGCAATACCAGCAACTGAACTGCACGCAATAATAGCAGCTAAGTGAGGCATACTATAAGAAGTAGCTTGTTCAACTCTATTACCTGCCAATCTGAAGATATACTTATAGGCATCCCAATCTGTAGCAAACAATTTGGTAGCCAATCGCAATTTCCAAAGAGAACCATAGTGCCATTGGTAATAATATGCAAGTATAATCCAAACATATTTGACCACAAAAAGACCAAATAATATGATACAACTAAACATAGTAGTCCAAGGGAAATACCAATACCCCATTAAAGCTGCAAATTGACATCTTCTAGGATAACATTGGTATGTATCGAGCACATATTGTTCAATAGGATTATGGAAAATTGAATGTTGTAAAACTTGAGTATAATAATACAATTTAAATTTAGATACATCCTGCAAATGAACTATAGGGTCCTCCATACCTACGGCTTCAGGATCCAAATTACCTATGGCTTCAAATTCACTTTCGCTAGCATCTGTTTCAGAGAAATACATTTCTGATGGATTAGAATAAACACTACTTTCGTAGTCACTAGTGCCACCACTACTATATTCACTTTGAGTGTCAGAATCAGCTTGTTCAGTGAATGAAATACATGTACAGAATTTTGTCGATCTATAGCATGTGGAACACACAGAAACACTAGACATTGTGCTGTCAGCGTTAATAGCTTTCTCTTGAGATATTTCATGAGCTTTAGCACACTCAATATACCATACTAACATTTCATTAATATCGTCAAAAGTATGCAAAACCTGATAACGTGTTTGCTGACTATCAATATTTTCATCAGTGTTAGGCAATGGGATTGATACCTCAAATATCCAAATATTCATATATTCACCATCAGGGGTGATTGGTATCTTTGAAGAATCAGCCATAATAACATTGCGAGAAAATTCTGGCTTAATCTTTGCAGTTATGACATATGACAATCGACGTGCAACAGCAAATGGACACGCGAAATAAGCACTAAGATTTAAATGTCTAGTATTAGTTGTACCAATTAGTAATTCAGCTCTAATAGGTGTACGACCTTTATCAGCTAAATCAGCTTGAGGCGGTACATAAGGTACAGAATTCTTAACTTGCAACAATTCCAACAAAGTAGGATCTACTTCACCATTAGGTTTAAGGAAAGCAATATCGTCCATGACAATGCACCATTGTGTTGAATTAAAACCAGACCAAAATTCGTCAGCAGGACATCTTGTGTACA